GAAAACTGAAAGCTAGAAAAGATTTGCAAGAAAGCAGTCCATTTCAACTAACAGAAGCAAAACTAAAAGAAATGATCTTGGATGAAATCAAATCCAACTTGATAAGTCCGTCTAAATCCTGAAGCTCCTCGTAAACCCCCCTTCTCTTCGGAGTTGGGGTTTTTTTTACTTTCTACTTGACACACTGCTTTAAGTGTGTTATATTATAATATACGTTGGAGGACGAATGAAAAATGTAATAATAATTGACGCGCTGAACATGTTTCTGCGTAGCTATGTGGTTAGCCCACATATGGATAAGAGTGGAAACCCTGTTGGAGGCACTATTGGCTTTCTAAAGTCACTTCAAAAGGTGGCTAGGGACTTTAATGCTGATGAGGTTATTGTGGCTTGGGATGGCCATGAAGGCTCCCAAAGACGCCGTTCTATGAACAAGGACTACAAGGGTGGAAGAAAACCTGTTAGATTTAACAGAAGAATGATTGAGTTACCACCAGAACAAGAGATGGCGAACAAGGGCTACCAACAAATCAGGTTGATGGAATATCTAAACGAAATGCCCGTAATCCAACTTGTAGCAGATTTTACAGAAGCAGACGACATTATTGCCTTAGTCATCAATCATCCGAAATATGCTGGCTGGAAAAAGACAATCATCTCAAGCGACAAGGACTTCTTTCAGTTGTGTCGCCCTGATGTTCAGATTTACCGACCAATTCAGAAAAAAATTGTTACCGAAACAGACGTTGTCGACCAATTCAAGATCCACCCAAAGAACTTCGCATTAGCACGAGCAATCGCTGGGGACTCATCGGACAACCTTCCGGGGATCAAAGGTGCAGGGCTCAAAACAATCGCTAAGCGGTTTCCTTATCTTATCCGAGAAGATGAATACGAAGTCTCAGACATTATTAGGGATTGTGCGATGGTTGGAAAGAAACTTAAGATTCACGAGAATATTCAAAGTAACGAGAAGCTAATCAAGGATAACTATGCTATCATGCAATTGCAATTTCCAAACATCAGGGCAATGAACCGAGAGATCATCAAGAACTCAATTAATGACTTTGAACCAGAGTTTAATAAAATAAAGTTCACACAAATGTTGTTCGCTGATGATGCCGCCCATCTCAACTTCGATGCACTTCAGATGACTTTTCGAAAAATAAATAGACAATAAAACTTGACAAGTAGACGATAACAGGTTATATTTAAGTAACCAAAGAATTCAGGAGGACATATGAGTTTTACAGACAAAGAGACATTTATGAGGTTCGGGAAAAATTTCCAAGAGAACCTCTGCCAACTTATGTTGGAGGATCGACCATTCTTCGATCAAATTACAGAGGTGCTGGACGTTACTTTTTTCGAAAAGAAATATCTTCAAGTATTTGCACAAACACTTATAAATTACAGAGACAAGTATAATACACACCCAAACAACGAAGTGATGATGACCTTGTTGAGAACTGAGTTGAATCATCACGATAAAGCAACAGCGAAAGATGTAAGAGAGTTTTATGCTCGCATCCACACATCAGATGGTGTAGAAGAGTGTGCATTCATTAAAGATAAAGCCATAGACTTCTGTCGCAAGCAAGTTCTGAAAGGTGCTATGCTCAAGTCAGCAAAGTTGTTAAAATCATCATCATTTGAAGAGATCGAAAAAGTGATCAAGGAGGCCTTGGTTCTTGGTACAGATAATAACTTTGGACACGACTTTCGCAAAGATTTGCTTAAGCGTTTTGAACTCATTACAAGAGATCCAATCTCAACTGGTTGGTCAAGAATGGATGAGATTGTTAAGGGAGGCCTTGGAAAGTCAGAGTTGGGAGTCGTTGTTGCTCCAACTGGTGCTGGTAAGTCTATGGTGCTCGTTCATCTCGCCACTCAAGCGCTACTTCAAGGAAAAACTGTCGTCTATTATACACTCGAACTTAAAGATACGGTGGTAGGTCAACGATTTGACTGCTGCATAACTGACGTTCCACTTAATGAACACAAAGAAAGACAAAAAGAAATCGTTAACAAGGTCAAAGACCTTGAAGGTACTCTAATTATCAAGGAGTATCCAACCAAATCTGCATCTGTATCTACACTCAAGAATCACATTGAGAAGTTACGGAAGAGAGGTATTGAGCCTGATATGATCTTGGTTGACTATGCTGACTTATTGCGTCCGCCTCGAGCCACTGGTGAGAAGCGACACGAGCTGGAAGAGACCTATGAAGGTCTTCGTGGCCTTGCTCAATCTTATGAGATCCCTTGTTGGACTGCATCTCAAACAAACCGTGGAGGTCTCAATGCTGAAGTTATCACTATGGAAGCGATTTCTGAAGCATTCAACAAGTGTTTTGTTGCGGATTTCATATTCTCTCTATCGAGAACTGTACAAGATAAGCAAGCGAACAAGGGTCGTCTTTTCGTCGCAAAGAATAGGAATGGTCCCGATGGCCTTGTGTTTGATGCTCACGTTGACTGGTCTGATGTTACCATCAAAGTTTTGGACCGAGATGAATCAGCGGAAAAAATGCAATCAACGGCAGACGCTTTGCAGATGCTCAAAGACAAATATGCGAAAGCAGGAAAATAACCAAAAATTACAGGAGTAAGTAATGGATTTAGAGAAGAAGATTTTATCGGACATCACAGTCCACATGAAGTATGCAAGATACATGGAGAGCGAACAACGCCGAGAGAACTGGGACGAATTAGTTACCAGAAACATGAACATGCATATCAAAAAATTTCCCAGTTTAGAACAGGAAATACGAGAGAACTATAAGTTTGTTTACGACAAGAAGGTTCTTCCATCAATGCGCTCGATGCAATTCGGAGGTAAGCCAATTGAGGTTTCTCCAAACCGCATCTTTAATTGCGCTTACACACCCGCAGATGATCCACGAGTTTTTGGAGAGATTATGTTTCTGCTGCTTGGCGGAACAGGTGTGGGCTATTCAGTGCAAAACCATCATGTAGACAGTCTACCTGAGATCCATCGACCATCAAGCAAGAGAACTCGACGTTTTCTCATTGGAGATTCTATCGAAGGTTGGGCTGATTCTGTAAAGGCTCTGATGATGTCTTACTTTAAAGGTACATCGAAGTTACGTTTCGACTTCTCAGACATCCGTCCGAAAGGTGCGAGACTAGTTACATCCGGTGGAAAGGCTCCCGGCCCACAACCACTTAGAGAATGTCTAGTAAAGATAGAGGGGATTTTAGATGCTAAAGAAAACGGTGACAAACTCACTCCTATTGAGGTGCATGATATCATCTGCTACATTGCGGATGCAGTTTTGGCGGGGGGTATTCGTCGTGCCGCTCTCATTTCTCTATTCAGTGCTGATGACGAAGACATGCTTTCGGCAAAAGCCGGACCATGGTGGGAACTCAACCCTCAACGAGGACGAGCAAACAACTCCGTAGTCGTAATGCGACACAGAATTGATAAGCCTACTTTCATGAACTTGTGGAAGCGTGTTGAAGAGTCACGCTCAGGAGAGCCAGGATTTTACTTCTCAAACGATAAAGACTGGGGCTGTAACCCATGCTGTGAAATCGGCTTGCGACCAAACCAGTTTTGTAACTTGGTCGAGATCAATGTTTCCGATGTTTCAACTCAATTGGAACTAAATGCACGCTCTAGAGCAGCATCGTTCATAGGAACCCTTCAGGCGTCCTACACGGACTTTCACTACCTTCGCCCTGTCTGGCAACGGACAACCGAGAAAGATGCGCTCATCGGCGTCTCAATGACCGGAATCGCATCTGGTGGAGTGTTGAGCTTAAACATGACTGAAGCATCTCTTGAGGTGTCAAAAATGAATCGACAAGTCGCAATGCAAACTGGTATCAATCCAGCAGCACGTCAAACATGTGTTAAGCCTGCAGGCACAACTTCTCTTACTCTTGGAACATCAAGCGGAATCCATGCATGGCATAATGATTACTACATCAGACGACTTCGCGTTGGAAAGAATGAAGCAATCTATTCATATCTCGTCAATAACCTGCCTGAGCTCATCGAGGACTGTCGCTTTAGACCTCATGACACTGCTATCCTATCTGTTCCTCAAAAAGCTCCTAAAGGGGCAATAACGCGCCACGAAAGTGCACTTGATTTGCTCGAGAGAGTAAAGAAGGTCTCAGGTGAATGGATCAAGCCCGGACACAAGAAAGGCAACAATACTCATAATGTCTCAGCTACAGTAAGCATCCGAGACGAAGAGTGGGAAACTGTTGGAGAGTGGATGTGGAATAACCGAGGTGTCTATAATGGACTGAGTGTTTTGCCCATGGACTTGGGAACTTATGTGCAGGCTCCTTACGAAGACTGCGATGAAGAGACATATGAAAAGATGCTCTCTTTGGTCAAAAATGTCGACTTGAACCTAGTTATAGAAGCAGAAGATGAAACCGACTTAAGTGGAGAAATTGCTTGCGGCGGCGGATCCTGCGAAATTTTTTAACAGGAGAATTTTATGAGAGAAGAATTGGAAAAGATTATTCGTAACCTAACTGAGGTCAAAGAAGATCTCGATAAAGTAGAAGCTGGAGCTTATGGCTATAAGTCAGCTGCACCACGAGCCAGAAAAGCTCTTATGGAGGCCTCAAAGGAACTCCGAGAGATCCGTTCTGTTGTTCAGGAGCATAAAAAGAATCACGAAGAAAATTAATCTTTCTACTTGACAATTAAATCATAATGTGTTATATTATAGACAAGGACATTTGACTTTGTCCGATTTATAACACATTATGATTTTTTTATTTGGAGTAAAAATGAAATTTGAACCACACAACAGACACCTATGGATCCGACCAAAAGAAGAAGTAAAGGAAGATAAAGAGTCTCCCCTCTTTGTAATGCCTAACGAATATCAACCACCCAAGTCTCCCTATGTCGTTGGAGAAATCTTAGCTATGGCTTGCGATTGTGAAATTAGCCTAGATGTTGGAGACACCATCGTCGTTGAAAGAACCACAGTTCAGGAGATAAAAGCCGATTCTGAGACTATTTACGTCGTTAAAGAAAATTATGTCTATGGGAGAATAGAAGAATGAAACTAACAAGTAAAAAATTACAAAACCTTATTATGGAAGTGTTATCTGAGGCAACACAAGAAACACAATATAAAAGAATTATGGACATCCTTCAGGGCGATGTAGAATCTGTAGATCAGGTCGCAATCTTGACCCCAGAAAACCCAAAGGCAAAGCCACTGAGTCCAGAGCAAAACGCCGCACGTGCACAAGAGTTCGAAAAAGAAATGGCTGCTGCAGGCTATGGATTTAGAACTGTTTCTGGAATGTATGAAGGCCCTGAGGACTCTTACATGGTGCCACACATGACATTGGAAGACGCAAAGCGATATGCATACAAGTATGGACAAGAATCATTCATTCACTCAAGCAAGGGTGATGATGGCATGAGACACAGTTTGGAATATCCTGACTACTCTCAAGAAGTAATTGACACATCTTACGATGAGACAACATTCGGACCTATAATGGAAATTCCTCCAACTGTAAACATTAGCAGCTCAACACCTGCTGATAGCGTCCTTGGTCACGATGACATGGCTTCAGCATCTGATTACTACTCTCATGTGCCAGATAAGAAGTGGGATGCGAAAGTTAAAGATGGAATCCCCCGACCAGCAGGAGAAAAAGCAGGAAAGAGATTTTCAATCGATCTAGATTTCGATGCATCTCAACCTCATGGATACGACCCTGCTGATGATCTTGGCGAACCAAAGTATGTTAGAGAAGCAAAATACATCTTTATTAATAAAAAAGACGTTCCCCGCTCAATGGCTGCTCAGAAATTAGCAGAACATATCAACATTCTTTCAAAGAAGATTGTAGAGAGTAAGAGACTTGGATCATCTAAGTATCATGCTCGAATGAGAATGAGATCGATGAAAAAACAACTTGCTAACTTGATTAAGGAGAGAAAGTGAGAGAAATAGAACTCTACGGAGACGGCATTGGTAAAGTGTCTTATGTCCAACATGTTGGAGATGATAAGATGATTGCCAATGCTGCCCGTGTGTCTTTCGGTCAAGACAACACCAAGCCCCTTACAAAGAGAGATAGGGGTTTGATTAAGTATTTGATTGAACACAAGCACACATCTCCCTTTGAACACAACTCGATCACATTTATGTTCGAGGTTCCCATGTTTGTAAGATCCCAACACATGAGACACAGAACGTGGGCTTACAACGAGATCTCCCGACGCTACACTGAGATTGACCTTAAGTTCTACGAACCTAAGGCCTTCAGAACACAACACGAGAGCAACCGCCAAGCTTCTAACCTAGATGGCTTAATAGATCCCGTGATTACTCCACGATTTGCAGACACTTATATAAAGTCATCAGATGCTATGGCAGCTTTTCACAAGCACTCTTTGGACTTGTTTGGGCAATTGATCTCTAAAGGAGTGTGCCGAGAGCAAGCAAGAGGAGTTCTGCCTCAAAATCTTT